GGCACTGCAGGCGGCGGTGGAGCGGCTGATGCTCCGGGTGCAGCAGGTGCGGGCGGTGCGGGTGCAGCCCCGCTAGGACCAGCTACGGCATTGCTCTGGCCGACATTTGCAACCATTCGCAATTTGTTTTCATCCAACCGACTTGCCTCACGAGCAATGGTCATTGGTTCGATGAACAATCCATACCGAGGAATCTCCGTATAAGGACCCTCAGTCTTGTAGGTCAACGCAACACGAACAGGTACGTCCTTGTGGTCTGCCAATTTCTTGACAACCGCTTGAGCGTACTCAGCGTAGCTATTTACACCAGTAATGTAGGTCTCCTGCTCTGGAAGGAAAGCACCCATAATGTGCTTGATCCGAGAGTTGAACTCATTAAAGGCATTCTGTACAGCTACATCGGGAGGCATGACCTCGCCTTTGTTGACAGTGACTGCTTTACCATCGGGCATGGTCACGGTGCGCTTGTACCGCAGTGGTGCGGTGTTACGCATCTTGACTTGCTCAGGGTTCACAGGCCAGAGAACCTCACGATTCTCACTGCTCACTGTGGCATTGCCAGCTTGCACAGTCTTACGAATATACAGCATTAGCAAGGAATCTTTGTCCTCACTAAGCTTTTCGAAAACTGCTTCGACTGTGCAGTTGTCATGTACACCGGCTTTGAACTGCTCGGTGGATTTACCCGCGTCTTGGGTATTCTGGTTTATACCATACATAGGTTAGATAGATTTAGGGATTGATTACTGTTTCTGGCTCAGGCTCAGGCAAGATAGGCAGATCGTCTACCTCTTTCTCAGCATAAGGATCGTTGGTTCCCATAACAGGTACATCTTCTACCTCACGCACAACGCCTGATAGCTGAAGTACTCCGTCGAATGGAGTATCGATGTCTGTTGAAGACAGCTCGATCTCTACAGCTTCAGTGAACTCTCCAAGGCTGAAGAAGTCTACAAGCAGTTCGTAGAACATCTTGTTGGAGATAACACCATTCTTCTTGAACTGAATGGTGGCTTTCTCATCAACTACGTCCAGTTTACCTGTGCAGTTAGCAAGGAAGATCGCTTTGATCTGACCACCTTCTTCACCACGGATAGGAAGAACGTACTCTACAACGTCCTTTGCATCCTTGGCTTTGAGACCAAGAAGCTCTTGACATTTTTTGTTCAGCTCGATACGAGCGCCTGAACGCTTTCCTTCACGTGCGTGCATTGTCATAACAGGGGTGTCCGGATACTTATCCGACTTACGCTTTACACCATAGCCACCTGTTTTGGCTCCGAAATTAAGCTCCATAGCTTATTTAGTTGTTTAATGCCGCCCTAGCGGAAGGACGGCGAAGTTAAGAAAATACAGATATCCGCTTATCCGTTGAGTTCGAAATCGTTAATTGATTCTAACAACGCTTTCATGTCGTTAGGTACAGTCTCGATGTCCTCGTCATATACGCCGGGAGGCATCTTGGCTGGAGAGTAACCGTCATTGCAGATACGAAACTTGAAGCGCTCTGACTTGGCTGTCTCTGCTTTTGTAGATACCTCTGTGTATACTACGTAGCTGAAGTAAGACGGCAAGTCAACCTTCTCGTCAAGCATTCTGCCTGCGGTTATACGAATCTTACGCTGAGGTCCGACGTTGGTCTCAACAGTGTCATCGTGGAATACGTAGATAAGCCATAGGTCGTCACGCATGTACGGAGTCTTACCAAACAATGATTGGTAGACGTCTGCTGCGAACTGCTCGAAACGCGAGTAGGCTTGCTTACCGTTTGCTTTACCACGAAAATCACCTGACATCAGGTAGTTCGTCATGTAGTGCGAGTAATCTTCGATGATCACATACTTGATATGTGACCAGTCATTTGCCGCACCAAGCCACGTAGGCAGGGTACCAAGATCTGGTACCATCCAAAAGTTACCGTTGGGATTGGTGCTTTGATCGAACTTGGTATAGTTCTTCTTAGCTCCACCGAAAGACAAGTTCATCTTGTACGGTGAAATGATCACAGTCTCCTCAGGAGGTAGATTCCTGAAGGAGTAGGTTTTGCCGGAGCCAGATGCCCCGACCAAAGCAATTGAGTTTGCCATAGATGTTGATTTAGATTTCGATGGGTAATGACTTGGCAATCTGATACCAAGCGTCTTGGTTGACATCCTTTGACAGATGCCAAAAACATTCTGTAGTACCGTCGTAGAACAGACCTGTTGTAATGTTCGACACACCGTAGCGAGACTTAAGAATACTCAACTCTCTGAACCGAGGGTTGATCTTCTTCATGTCCCAACCAAGGCAGAAGTCTTCTTTAGCACGAGCCGGATCGAACAAGCCAAGAATGTAGTCGACGTCACGACCAACGGCTTTGTTGTCACCGAGACCAGATAGTGTAGGACGCATGAAGTTATCTTTTGCTTCCTGACTGGAACTCTGCTGTTGTACTGAGAATAAGCTTGGACCAAACATATTACGGATCGTCAATAAGTGTATTGACAGTTGCTCCATAGCTTCACGTTTGTCCTTGTGCTTACCTTGGGATATCAATGCTTTGTGGTCAAGTATCCCGATCACATAGCCATCTTTCCATTCGTCACTGAACTCGTAGTAGTCAAAGACTTGTTTCTCAGTAACGACAAACTCACCTTTAGACTCGTCAAAGTCTTGACTTTCCACGGTCTTGTATACATTCTTACCGATCTCAGGATTCTGGTAGAAATCGTACAAGGTCTTGTATACACCGTAAGGAGAAACCTTGCTGGTCAATATCTCTACATGTTCGTAGAACCAATCAAAGTATTCTTCGTATGACTTAAGCAACTCTAGCTGCGTGCTGTTGATACGCTTACTCTCAAAGATGCTGAGCATTGTCTTCATACCGATGCGAGGCGCAGTGAATCCAACAGATGGATCATAGCCACCTGCTGATACGAATAGATGGTGTGCAAGTATCTGCAAAGCTTTTACCTCTGCAGCCATCTCCAAAGACCAATAGAATATCTTCAGCTTCGGAGGTTTTTCGTCGTTGCGTTTACTGTAAGCCCACTCGATGGCATTGTGTAGTACAAGCCAGTCAGTGAACTGAGACTTACCGACACCAGAGTTAGCAGTCACAATAGTATATGTCTGCCGCTCGATACCGGGTAAGTAGAACTGCATGTCGCCATTGAACTGGAACGGTATGCAGTTGTGTTCTTTGGTGAGGTTGTCCTCAACACGTCGTATGGCACGTTGATATGGATTCATTACACTTGAGTTTCAAAGTCGTTACGCCTTGAACTATCGCCATTGCGGAACTCTTGTTGAACTGTGTAGACCCAACCTACAAGCATGCTGTCGTAGTCTGTACTGATACCGTCTGTCTCACGAATGAAACGTGATAGTCGCTTGATGTAACGACTGTCGCTAACAGAGTCCAGATACTTACGACTGGCTTCCAGTATTGTGTCACCATTTACCTCGGGGTTCTCTCTAACATACCATTCGAGAAGATTCTTGACGTGTGCCTCTGGTGACATCTTACCTGGATACTTTGCCCACATACCTACCATTACTTGAGCAATGGTTTGAATGTCGTCGTACGCAGGAGATAATGTCGATAGACCCTTGGATGTAATGTCCAAGTTGTCGTCAATATAGTCTTCATCAACAAGTGTGTTGATCTTGAGAGCTTTTGCGTTTATCATACCGAGGTACTCCTCACCACCTTGCGCAATCAATGCAAGGGCTAAGAATTCATCGGCTGATAGGTTTGACTCGATGAGTTGATTTACATCTATCCTTATAATCATAGGGTTTAAGGTTGCGGTTTACTGTAATACATCTAAGACTGCGATCACACGTCGGATCTCGAAATAGATGTTTGCTTGTTCTTGACTACGAGTTCGGTTTATCAAACTCTCTCTGTTAAAGTCCTTAATAAACTCCTGGATTTGCTTTGGATCTGTCCAACTGGCTTTGATCCACTTGGCTTTTAATGTCGCTACCTGTACATCATCTTCATCGTCTAAGATTTTGATTGCTCCGATGAGTGAGGATAGGTAAGAGCGCCAATATGTACGCCGCTCCTCCAAGGAGTAGTATTTATAAGGCCTAATGTCCATAGTGTTAGATAGTTAAGATACAAAAAATACCCCAATTAAGGGGTATCTCTGTTCATTAAATTGTCGACCGATCCTTGCGGTAAGGCCTCAATATTTTTCTTCAGGTAGACTGCGTCTGCTGAATTTGGGAGCACGATGATAAAGATCTCTGGGAAATCAGAACGCATACCACGACCCATCTTCTGAATCATGGTGAGCGATTCTTTGTCAAGCTGTGCGATGATCACGTAGTCAATACCTACCAGGTTCATACCCTCGACAAGCATCTTGTTGACATACAGTGTATCGATCTCACGTTCTTGGAACTGCTCAATACGTTCGTTTCTTTCTTTGGTCTTGATCTTTGAGTGCACTGCAGCTTTGCTACCGATGCGGTCAGCTTGTGCTACAGAACTGCAGAAGACTATCCCGCGTTTGCCGGACATCTTGTTGACCAGTGACTTGATTTCGTAGTCCTTGGAATCACCAATGAATTGTTTGCGTGCACCACCGGCTCTCTGCCATTTGACAAGTGCCCACTTTTGTTTTTGAGCATAGTAGATCTGTTCGTTGTAATCTACTTGTTGCTGCAGGTGAGTAAGCTTCTCGAATGGAGTAGCCTTAACGGCAAGCTTGATGACCTTCACACCTTTTAAGTATGTAAAGTGTTGACCATAGTTACAGACTACAGTCTCCATGTTTTCAAGCTTTTGCTTGGGACCCTTGGTGATCTCAATGATTTCACTGCGTGTGTAGTTGTCCAGGTCAGAGTTGACGATCCAGATCTTTGGCTCCGGTAACACAGAGTCATTGATTGCTTTTGCAATGTCATACTTGATGCGCATTGGTCGATACCGAGTAAGGATCTTACTGTATCTCTTGGGTGGCATGGTTGCAGTCAGCAGGACAGCACGGTGAATGTACTTGTCAATATCAGGCCAGATAGTAGGCATCAGCATGTGGTGAGCTTCGTCGAATATCATCAGGTACTTTGACTCTGCGTCTTGTTTACCTAGATGTTTCATCAGAGAAGCGTAAGTCACAAGTGTGATCTTATCGATCATACCCGAGTCATCCCACTTTTCAAACTCGTCCAACCAGTTTTGCTTGTGTGCTACCTCCCAGTATACCAGTATGACTGGTAACTTATCTGTACCAAAGGCTTTGAGGCAGTCGATAGCTTGCTTGGATTTACCTACACCTGTGGCGTATTCAAACAGGGTGTATTTTTCATCACCCTGAATGAACTTGTCAACGCCTTTGGAATGTAAATCTTTAAGCTTTTCTACATTCTTAACGAAACTCATTTGTCTTTGAGCTCCTTAAGAAGTTTCTCAATACCCTCGATCTGGGTCTTCTGGTTCTTGATGACCTCATCGATTCGCAACATCCACGATCCGAATAGTCTTCCGATCATGAGAGCTACACCTAGAATAAAGACATATACAGCTAGTTCCATAGTTAAAGTGTTTATGATTCAAAAAAGAACCCCGAAGGGTTCTTATACTATCGACTGATGATAGTTGCAATATACCCGATCATCGTCATCGAGATCTATGGGCA